CATCCCGGTTGAGATGAGGTTCGGGATTAGAGCCCCCACTATTCCAGGGACAAGCACCGGCATCAGAGCGATCGATTGAGGGCCGACCCCAGAAGCGGCAAGCCTGTGATGTAATCCAGGGTTGGGGTTCCCGGAGGGAGTGCTGGGGTCCCTCGAACGATACCCAGCACGGCTGCCGGTCCACCCAGCAAGATTTGCGGAGCCACCATTGAAATGGCGATCGTCGCTGTCAGGTTGAGGGCCAGACCCGCCGTGATAGTGATCGCCCCAGCACCTGCCGTAAGGGACATGGCGCCCGCTGCCGTGGACATAGTCACCGCACCCGCGGCCGTGGTGAGCGATAAGGCCCCCGTGCCCACAGTCACCGAGAAAGCGCCCGCTGGGGAGTTGAAGCTGATGGCACCCGCCAATGCTGTGGTCGTGATAGCGCCAGCCGCCACGCTTGTGGTGAGCCCACCAGCCAAAATCGTCGTGGTCTTACCTCCGGTCGTGATGTTCTCTAGAACCTGTTGAGCATAGTTGAGCTGCGTCTTGCCGCTCACCATCTGGTTCATTTCGCCGACGTTGAAGCTGGCGCCCTGGAAAGCGTTGACATTGAACCGGTCGCTTTGGACCTGGTACATGCCACTCACCACGGTCTGCTTCGAGCCCTCGATTACCTTTTGCTCAGCGCCCGTGATGTCAGATTTCTTGACACCACGCACTTCGATGCTGGTCGCCAGGTCGTCTTCATTGGGGTTGCCCTCGTAGATCGTCTTGGTCCCTGAGTGGAACCTCGTCGTGATGGCGTTACCCTTGGCATCTCGTCCGATGTCCAGGTGAAGGCCACCTTCCATCGTGATGTGCGCCGAAATACGATCCGGTGCTGACGCACCAATGAAGGCCTTAAGAGCCCCCTCCAGGTTGGCCTCAAGAGAGATGTTGCGTGAACCGCTAGGGTAGTCCTCAACTGTCGAACCTGGGATGTTGAGGTAGACTTTTCCTTGCTTCGAAACCGCGGCCACGAAGCTCGTGTCACCTACCGAACGAGGAGGGCGGATCTTGAACAGGTAGGCACCAGCCGCCGTCACCGCTTCCAAGTCAGGTGTCGTGGGTTGCCTATTCACTTCCTCCAGCGTGAACTTACCCACCGCTCGAGACAGGAAATCCGGGAATAGCCGATACTTGAGGAGGCGGCCATATTGCCGTTGGCCACGAGTGGAGTTCAAGTCGTTGCCAACGACCGTGCCCAACACCTGTTCGATGTAAGGCGGACGACGGTCCATCGTGAAGCCGTCGATCTCCTCCAGGACTTCCTGAGAGAGGTCACTCGTGTGGCTCAGCTCGTAGCGTTGCTCCACGAAGGCATCGGCTGTAGCATCTTCCGATTCAATGCTGACCCCTGGGGACGTCGGCGGATAGTGCACCCGACGGCCGTTTGAGTACGTGACAGGCGGGAATTCCTTGGTGTTGTTGAATAGGTTGAGAAGCTGCCCGCTCGTGTTGGCGTACTTGGCCGAGCTGCCGCTTCCAACACCAGGACCCGCTGCCTGAAGCTCATCGGTGCCATAGTACGAATCCGTGGGCGTCTTGAGGGTCTTACCGTCCGTCTGCAAGATGTCCGGCGGCAAGAAGAAACCTCCTCGCCGGATGGGCCCTGAGATGCGACGAATGCCAGCATCACTTTCGACACGATGGATCGTTTGGGTGATGAACGTGCGATCGGCATCTCGTAGCTCGATGGTGTCCCCCGACCGGTTCACTATCCGGACGTCCTTGGACATCACGAATTCAGACCCCGACGAAGACATGCCGCCCACATCACCAGGGCGGAGACGTAGTCGCTTGAAACGCTGCACTCGACCGAAGGTCTGAGCTACCAATTCAGCTTCGTTGTCACTCACCTCCGACGGGTCGACGGTCGAGAAGGGGTCGAAGCGCAATCCCGAACGATTGCCTTGTGGGATGTAGCCGAGAATCACCGCATCGGACAGTTGCTTGTGTATGCGTCGGTAGCCTACCACCACAAGGGAATTGACTTCAGGTATGCCACCCCAAAAGCTTCTCGGCCCCGCCATGCCTTGAGTGAGGTCGATTTCAAATCGCTCTCCACTGCCGGTCAGAATCTTCAGGTCAGCCTTAAGATTGACTTCGTCGACGCGGGTCACCAGACCGACCTTCAACCCCATAGGGTCGCCGGTATCTACGAAGTCCTTCCCAGGAACGGTTCCGGGTAGTCTAGAGGGAGGCAAAGCGGGCATTAGGGCGGGAACTCCTGATTAAGTTGGCCCAAAGCAGTCTGGTTGCTGCTGATGTCTTGGCTCTTCTTGGCAATAGCCTTGTCCAATTCAGCGATCTGGCTTGGGATGTCTCCGGCGCCTACACGAACGCTACCCGAGGACAAGAGCGTCGACAGCTCTTTCTTCTCTTGTTCGAGCCGGACAACCGTTGCTTGGTCTTTGCTGATCTCTCCCTGAAGACGGGTGCGTTCCGAGTTGGCCTTGAGTCGTCCACCTTCCTTGGCCCAAGCTTGACCCGCATCGTTCAAGGCGGTCTTGGCTTGTGTCGCCAGAGCTATAGGGTCGCCACCCGCCGCCCGATTCGGCGTCGAGTAGGGAGGTGCAAGAGGGCTGAGTGTCTCGCTTGGGTCACTCTCGAATCGAACTTGAGACGGCGTTCGTGTTTGGACTTGAACCAGCTCACCACGGAGCTGCTTCTCGTACGTCTGATGGGGCTCATCGAGGGCTCGATAGAGCGTCGACAGGTACTGCTCGACCCGATTGAAGGTTTCTTTGGTCGTCAGGGTAGGGGCAAATTCACCAGACAGGGATCGGATCTCACCATCCTGATTGTAGAGTGCCAGCACCGCCTGACTCAGGTCGGGATCCGTGTTAGCCAGATCCGCAGCAGCCTTGTAGACCTCGCGTTGTTCGGCCTGGACCAAGGCTTCTTCAGGGTTTTCAGACAACTTGACCAAGGGGTCATTTTCCGCGACATCGCCCGCTTTCAGAATGACGGCATTGGCCCTTGATTGAATGTCCGTATCGGCAACCGATGGGTTGAGTACCTGGACCTGGTAGCCGACGTTGATGAACGCCAAGTCCGCTCGGCCCGTAACACACTCACAGTTGGGGTCGATGGTCGTACCCTTGAGGAACTCTTCCCGAGCAGCCATTTCGACCAGGGTCAGGGCTCGAGATAGTTGTGAAGCCTCGACGTTGGCTGGCGTCACAGCACCTTGGCGTTCGACTGAATTCAAGGGTGCCGTGCTGACGAAGTTCGTCTTCGTTGAATCGAATTCTGGCTTCTTGGTGTCCGGATTGATGACCGCTGCCGTCTGAAGGTCTTCAGGCTGAAGTTTCGTGATGATGGCCGCGGGATTGGCGTAGTAATTCGAAACGGATGTCAGCCCTTGGGTCTGCGCCTGCAACGTCTCGTAGAGGCCCCCAGAAAGCGCCAGCTGCACTCCGACTGTGGCCTGAGAGTTGTTCTCGTTCGAAAGCACCAAGGACCCGTCACGGAGCGCCACACCACGGCCGTAACGATGGTGTCCAATGACCTCGAAGCCACGTTCATCCGAGACCGGTCGAATCATGCCGGTCTTACCCGTGAATTGGACGGTCGTCTGATTGAACGTGATGTTCGCTGCCGGCAGCAGCACCATCTCACGGATGACCTTGGACTTGTCGTGCAGGTAGGTGTAAACGCCAGCCGAATTCAAGCCATAGGTGTATCGGTTGTTGAGGTGCTTCTCTCGGGCTTCATCTTCAGGCGTCGTCGTGAAGCTCTGCTTGGCGATAGCGTCCAGCTGAGCGGATTGGGCCTTTCGAGAAGCGTCTACCTTGCTCTGGGCCACACGAGGTCCAGTATTGCGTCCCTGAAGCTTTGCCAAGTCTTCTGGGGTGCCCTGGAAAGGCCTCGTGTAGGCCATCACGACATTGGGATAGCCCACCACACGACCTGTCTTGGGATGCCGTAGAATGAGCGGGGCATATGGGTCGCTTTGCCCGGGAGAGGTAGGAACGTTAGTGGGAGGCATCTGGGCGGCCTCTCCGACGTC